GGACTTGTGATGCTTGGATTGTTGGTGGGCCACTCACGGACGATAAAAAAAAAGTAGAGACTGAATTTTCTAGGGATTGTGGGCAAGTCGAAGATGGAACCTTTGGCCCGGATAATAAATGTGCAGAAGGATATGGAAGGCCAGCACTAAAGGGTGGATATGAACCAAAAAGGCCAATAGGTGAACCAAGGAAAGATTCTGCAAAAGAAACTCCCAAAACAAAAGAACAAGTTTTACCTCAAACAAAAATACCAAAATACAAGCAAAACGAAGGGCAACGCACAGGAAAACTTCGGACTCCTCCAAAGGGCGTTAAGCTATTTAATGGAGCAAATGACGAAAGAGATTGGAATCAATACAGATCGGAAATTACAAGAAACGATCAAAATGCAATTTGGAAAGTTGGTGAAATAGGGGTTAAGGGAAAAAATCTAGAGTTTAATGATTGGAGAGATCAAGTAAGAAATGATCAAAACGCTTGGCAAATTACAGATGACTTTAGGGGAAGACATTATATAAAAATGAATGAAAAGCCAGAAAGTGATGTTGGTAAAAAACTTCGAAATTTGATGGAGCAACAAAAGCCTATAAAACAAAAATCGCCATTATATCGAGGAATGGGATTTGCAACAGAAAAAGAAGGCGATGATTATGTTCGTCAATTAACTGGTGGGGCAAAACTAAATAGAACACTTACATCATTTAGTGAAGACAAGGATGTAGCTAGGAGTTTTGGTGGAGGATCGGAAGCGCAAGTTAAATTAAGGCTAGTTAAAAGCTCTAAAGTGCGACAATTTCACGGATTAGATTCAAGCGGAGAAAAGGAATTTGTGCTTCCATATGGAGCAAGGATTAGGGCGGTTGGCGAACCTAAAAAAAGAGAGGCCAAAAATTTAAGAGGCGAAAAATTTGGCTTTATATATGAAGTAGATGTGGAAGAATATTGATATGCCACTAGAAAAAGATAATTCATATAAGCAAAGAGTTTTTGGGTCTTCATCAGACCTTGAACCTATTGATAAAGAAAAGGTTGATCCTAAAGAGCTTTGCGACAAGCCAGACTGCACTTGTGCAGATGGAATTGACAAGAAACCATAACCTTATGGAAAACGCCAATGGCGAGACGATTCTCACAACTTTTCTGACTTATCAGAATCAGTATAAGATATTTCATTGGCAGACAAGGAGTTATAGCCAACACAAGAGTTTTGGCGAAATCTACGAGTCTCTTACAGAGAACATTGATGAATTTATGGAAACCTTTATGGGCAAGTATGGCAGAATCATTTCTGCTTCTACCTTTGACTTTAGCCTTGATAATTATTCGGAAGGCTTTGGGGAATACAACGATGAGTTTATTTCGTTCCTTTCTGATGAGCTACCGGGTTATCTGAACGAAGGCGACACGGATTTGTTGAATATCCGAGATGAGATTCTTGGAAGCGTGAACCAACTCAAATACCTCTTAACCTTGGTTTAATAATATGCCCCTACTTACTCCAAAAAAAGGCGAGAAAAGCAAGGATTTCGTTGGTCGCTTCATGGGTCACGAAACCGCAGTTAAAGATTTCCCAGACACCAAGCAAAGGGCGGCAGTTGCCTACCAGACCTACCGGGACGCAAAGAAGAAGCAACGCAAGGAAGCTAGACTTGAGGAAGATTCCACGATTATTCCTAATGTGTATATCTTGAGCCAAGGAGAGGCCAGAGGCCACGATTTGTTCATCGACAAGACCTCCATTGAGAAAGCCTATGAGCTAATGTCCAACGCTCCTAATGGCGTTAAGGTTAAAATGAATCACGGCTCTGGGCTTGAAGCAGTTCTTGGTTTTGCTCGCAACCCTCGCATTGAAGGCGATAAACTGATGGCAGACCTTCACTTGCTCAAAAGCTCCCCCCACTACGGATTAGTTAAAGAGATGGCATCAGAAGCCCCCGACCAATTTGGGGTTAGCTTGGCGTTCTTGAATGAGTCCGAGACGATCAATGGCAAAGACTACATTCGCCCACAAAGGATTGAGTCTGCCGACTTGGTTTCCAGCCCTGCCAGCAATGAGAAGTTTAGAGACTTTCAAAGTAAAGATGTTGAGATGCTTGTTTTCGCAGTTGGAACAAAGTTCCGATGTTGGGAAGGTTACAAACCAGCAAAGGGCATTGAAGCCTATGAACCCGGCTCTTGCGTAAAAGCCGAAGAAAATTTGGGATACAATGCGGGGGGCGTTAGCATCCCCGCCGATATGCCACAAGCAGTTGTCGAGAGCGACCCAATACTTGACAAAAAAGGAGATAAAAATATGGATAAGAAATATATGGATGAATTGAGCGAATTGAAAGCTCGCCTAGCGGCTCTCGAAGCCGCTATGAAACCCGCTGACGAAGCCGCAGATCAAGCCGAAGATTCGGCAGAAGGAAAGCCTGTTTCTGATGTTCCTTCGCCCGAAGATAAGGTTAAGAAGGACGAAAGCCAGATGGCCGAAAAGCTCAAAGCCGTTCTGACTGAATTTGGCATCAAGCCCATTTCCGCTTCCCCGGTGGTTGAAGCCCCGGCGAAAGTCGAGCCCAAAACTTTTGAAGAACTCGTAGCCGCCCACAGCGATTACAGCAATTCAAAGCTCAAGGCGATGAACGCCGTGATGCTCTCAAACCCCAAAGAATATGCCGAGGCTCGTAGCCGTGGCATCACAAAAATCTAACACAAAGGATTAAATACAATGTCCACTCAAGTTGATAATGTTTTCCGCACATTCGGAACGGCTTCTGCTGTTTCGGCTTATCGTTTTGTTACCCCCGATACCACCACGGCGGGTTTCGTAAATGTTGCGGTTTCTGGTGCTAACAAAACCATCGGCGTGACTCAAGAAGATGCTCCCGCTGGCGGTTTCGTTACAGTTAAGATGCTTCACCCCACCTTCTTCGCAACAGTTTCTGGAACTTGTGCGGTTGGCAATACCTTGTTCTTCGATGCGGCTGGCCAATGCACCACGCTTGCGGCTAACCTCTCGACTGCTGGTGTCGCTCTTGAAGCGGCCACGGCAACATCGGCGGTTATCGAAATTGCAGTTCCATTGTTCTAAACAATAGTAACAACAAACAAAAGAAAGAATAATATAAAATGAGCTTTATCTCTGGTGGCACGACAATTCGTGCAGACATCAACCAAGCCCTAATCGAAGCCCCGGCCCAGATTGGGATGATTGGTGCTGACATTATGCCTCTCTTGCCCGTCTCGGCAAAGAGTGGTGTTTACCTCAAAGTGCAGACGGCTGATGCCGATCTCTTGAACGCTGATGCGGCCAAGCGTACTGCTGGTGCTGAATACGCTCGTGCGGTTCGGAAATTCACCTCCGATACCTACGATTGTATTGAAACAGGACTGGAAGAATTGTTGGACGATTCTTTCCGTTCGGATGCTAACCGCTTCTTCCAGATCGAGGCCGAAACTGCCAAGTTCTTGCTTCGCCAAGTTAAACTCTCGCACGAAAAGCGGGTGTCTGACTTGCTCTGGGCAACGACTACCCCCTTCACCACGGCTGATATTAGTCCCACGGCTAACTACACCGAAGCTAACTTGGCAACCATCAACGCCCCTGCGGATGTGGCGGCTGGCAAGCTCGCTTTGAACAAGCTCGGTTACGAAGCAAATGCCGTCATCATGTCGGCCAATGTCTATGAACGGGTTCGCCGGACTACCCTCTTGCAGAATCAGTTCTACGGAGTTGTTTCCAATACTGGCGGTCGCTTGCTTGATGAGAGCCAGATTGCAACCGCTTTCGGTGTGGATAAAGTCTACATTGGTCGTGCGGCTTACAACACGGCGAACAAAAACAAGTCATACTCTGGCTCGTTCATCGTTCCCGACACCAAGATTGTTGTTGCCAATGTCTCTAGTGGTCAGTTCACCGCTGGTGGTTTGGGTCGCACCTTGGTGTGGTCTGATGACGCCCCCGGTGGTTTCGTCTCTGAAAGCTATCGTGACGAAGCTCGGCGTAGCAATGTTCTCCGTGTTCGCATGAACACCGCAGAGAAAGTCATTGACGCTAATGCGGCGGTTCGTATCACCACGACCTACAGCTAAAAATTGGTTCATTGGTTGGTTCCTTGAAGAAGGGGGAGGGCGAAAGCTCTCCCCCTTTTTCTTTTGACACAATCACAAGGAAACTATGGCAGACCTTACAAATTCCGAACCCTACTACGATCAAGTTTCCCACGCCGCCCGTCCCGGCACTCAATATGTAACCACAACTGGAACGGCTGTTAGTGCCTCTGCTGGTTTTGCTGGTATCTATATTGTTTCGGACGCAAAGTTTTCAAGCATTTCATCTGCTGTAACGGGATTTTCTGGGCTTGCTAATGCAACGGCGGCCTCTGCATCCACCATCAATGCAGGAATTTATCTGGCTGGAACTTGCACGGCTTTTTCTATTCATAGCGGAATTGTTCTTGGCATTGGTGACTAAAAGTCTGTAAGGTTAAATCCTTATGATGATTAAGGGTGGCATTCGGATTGGTGGGCTATCAAGAATATCTGGCTTCGATGGAGATGCCGCCGCATACTTTGATAGGGCTGGCGTTACTGACGCAACCGCAAAACAACAAATCAACGCCTTTGTTGTGGGCGTAAAGGCACTTAGCCTTTTCAATAATATGGTCTGCTGGACATTGCGTTCAGCGCAGAACAAGGGAAGCGGAACGACTGCATACAGCTTGGGTGGTCTTGGGACTTACAATGGAACGCTAACAAATGGGCCAACTTGGGGAACGGATGGAATTGTATTTGATGGAACAAACGATTATATCCCAACAACTCTAACAAGCGGTTTTTCTGCTGTGTCAGTATTTGGAATTTCAAAAAAAGATGCAACTAGCCAAATAATGGCAGAAGTATTCAAAGATGATGAGGGAGTAAATCGAGAATGGACTATTTTTGCAGAATTGGGAGGATTTGTTCAAGGAAGGTTATTTAATCCATTAAACTCACAAAATACAGGCCCAGCAGTTACGACTGATTTTAGGGTTTCTTCCCTAAGAGGAAGCGCAACAGTCAATAAATTTAGAATAAATAATGGATCAGATACAACTGCGGGAACTGGAACCCTATTCCAAGGATCTGCGGCAGTAACATTAGGTGCAAAATCAAGTGGAGGCGATAGATGGTTTAAAGGAATAATTGCTGGTGCAATAATTTTCAATACAGCTCTTTCCGACAGCGACACATCCTCAATTTACACCCTTTACAAAACCACACTCGGAACTGGACTTGGCTTGCCATAATTAAAAACTAGAAATCCTATTGAAATCCTAAATGAAACACGAACTGTCTATTTATCTCATAGCTGGAAATGAGGAAGCCTACATTAGCCGATGCTTGGAAAGCTTCAAACCGATTGCAAAGGAGTTTATTATTGCAATCGCTAGGGGAAACCAGACCCCGGACAAGACCGAAGAAATCTGCAAGAGCTTTGGGGCAAAGGTTGTTCACTACAAAAATAAACGCATTGATTGGCCTCACATTGACGATTTTGCGGAGGCTCGTAATTTGGCATTAGATAACTGCTCTTGTGAGTGGGCGGCTTGGGTGGATGCGGATGATGTGATGGCAGAGGGATGCGAGGAGGCGATTGATCGGGCTTTGGACGAAGCCGAAAAGCAAGACAAGTGGCTAGTGGCGATGCGTTACGATGTGGCTAATGCTGGCCTCAAACCCCTGCGAGAAACTTTCAGTCGCAAGGGCAAATGCCGTTGGAGGAACCGGGTTCACGAAATGCTGGTGGCAAGCGAGCCAGACAAGTTGGTGGCAGTAGATCATACTTTTAGAATCCACAAGCCCCACGGCTATAAACAGACAAGTGCCGATAGAAACTTTCGCATCTTGGCAGATACCCTCGAACCCGCACCAAACTCACTCTACTACACGGCTCAAGAAGCCTACCTTTCCAATCAAGTCGAGCGTTGCATTGATTACAGCAAGAGAGCTTTAATGTTTCCAGAGCTAGACGATACGCTCCGCTACGATGTGCTTTGCAATCTGGGACGATGCACCGGGAAAGACGAAAGGCTAAAATGGTTAGGCCAAGCAATCACGCTACAACCAGATCGCAGGGAGGCTCATTACTACACGGCAATGGAATATGCGAGTCGTGGAATTTGGAACAAGGCTTACGCTTCCAGCCGAAGTGCTATGACCCTGCAACGGCCAAAGACCCACTATTGGAATCAAGTCGAGGATGTTTATGATTGGAAAGCCCTAGACCTTTACCAGATCGCTTGTGTGTGCGTAGGAAACACCGAAGAATCCGAGAAGATGCTAAAAATGTGGCCGACTCCTAAAATCACACTCGTTCACGCAACCAGAGGCAGACCGCAGTTAGCTTGGCAACGGCGTTATCAATGGCTATCGCTTGCCCAAAAGCCCCTAGAGATTCAATGGATTTTTGCAGTCGATCACGATGAGAAGGTGGACTATACCCCGCACCAAGCTATTAGAGTTAATCCCGGCGGAATCATCAATGCTTGGAACGAAGGTGCAAAACACGCCAAAGGGGATGTGATTATCCAGATGAGCGATGATTGGTCTCCCTGCAAAGGCTGGGATGCCCTAATTTTGAACGCTATTGGGGATACAAAGGCCGATAAAGTGCTGGCAGTATCAGATGGGCTTCGACAAGACAAACTGCTTTGCATGGCCATTTTAACGCAAAATAGGCTAAACAAGCAGGGCTATATGTTCCATCCAGACTATCAAGAGTCGGACGGCATCTATTCAGACAATGAGCATACCGAGAGAGCCTATGCAGATGGGGTGGTTATCGAGGCCAAGAACATTCAGTTTAAGCACGAAAATCCGATGTTCACCAAAGGCAACCCAGACGAACAACTAAAGAACCACAACAAGCCAGAGTTTTACGATAAGGGCAAAGCCATTTATGAGAGACGCAAAGCAAATAATTGGGCGTAAAAAAGACCTTGGAAGGCTTGTCTTTGGAAAGGCTAGGAAAGCCCCCAAGATGGTTGAAGTAGATGTTAGCTACGATGAGAAGTGTGAAAATGCTTTATTTAAGGCTGGTATGATTGCGTTAAAACATGATAAAGAAGCCGTGATTGCTTATGTTATTCGCAAGGCTTTAGAGGAAAAAATTAAATGCAAGAAGTAACCATTAACGATTCATTTGGGCAAGCCTTGGCAAAATATACCAAGGGTCTTGGTATTGGCTTGGAGATCGGCGGAGGAACCGGGGACGGCTCCACGCAATGCATCCACACCGATAAACTCTTTTCTATTGAGAACCACCCAGACCGCATTGGCCGTCATCGAATGAATCTAGAGGCAAAAGGTGGCGTTTCGGTGCAGGGAACAGCCGTTGTTTCTGGATTGTGGATGAACAAGACCGATACAGCAGAGTTTTACCGCATCACAAGAACCAATTTAAATGCGTATCCTTTAGAGCAAGTTTTGAGTTGGCACGATGAGTGCGTGGAAACTGCCAAGCCATACCAGACAAACGCCATTGAGGACATTCACTTCGATCACAATGTGGACTTTAACTTTGTGCTTATTGATGGTTCGCCATTCTCCGGGGAAGCCGAACTTCGATGCGTGAGGCCGTTCTTGGCAGATAAAGCAATGATCGCTTTGGACGATACCAACGATATTAAGAATTGGACGAATTACCATAAACTAAAAGGATTCGCTAAACTGCTTTGGGAGGATTGGTCGGTGCGGAACGGAGCCGCCATCTTTCAGCTATGACCAAGGGCGTGATTACATCGGAAGCCCCGCAGATTCATTGGGAGCATCTTAATGTTGCTGGTGGTCGAGTGCTTGATTTGGGATGTGCGTTCTGGACGGAAGGCGAAAAACAAGAGGGAAACGGAACGGCAAAGTATTTCCTATCCCAAAAGCCAGAGTTTTATATGGGCGTGGACACAAACCAAGGGGACATAACCACTCTTTCCGCACAATACCCAAGCGGAGTCTTTAAGTGTGAAATGGTGGATTCAGGCGATCAGATTTTAGAATGGATTAAATCTTATTCAATTACACATATTAAATGCGACATCGAGGGACACGAAACAAACTTCCTAAAGATGGATAATGTTGGAACGCTAAAAGAGATTGCTATTGAGCTTCATTCGTCTGACCTATGGCTAAAGGAATTTATGGTTTGGTTCGACTCTATTGGATTTGAGTGCTATCGGCACGACTCGGTTTCTTTCTGTTCCGATATAAGCGTCATTTATGGTCGGCTGAAATGCTGACAATCTTTACCATCGTTCTCAATGGGATGCCCTATATCAATCGGCATCTTGATGAGTTCAAAAAGCTAAAGATTCCTTGGCAATGGCGAATTGTAGAAGGAGTTTCGGAACCACTAGGATGCACTCGTTGGTGCAAGCAAGTTCCAGACAAATACCACAAGAACTTTGTGAGCGTGGACGGAACGCACGAATATCTAAATAGCATTAACGAACCAAATGTTTCGGTTTATTGGCAAGCCAAGTCTTTCCCCGGTAAGCTGGCGATGATTAAAGAGGCTTTGCAGGGAGTGGAAAAGGGGGTGGTGATGGAAGTGGATGCAGATGAAATGTGGAGAGCCGACCAGCTAGACGCAATCTATGGGCATTTGAAGGGGTGCGAGGAAGGGCGAGCTATGCAGTTCCATTGCAATTATTATGTCGGACAAAACAAAAGGGTTGTGACCAAGCAGGGCTTTGGTTCGAACTGGTATGAATGGTTTAGAGCGTGGAAGTGGGGCAAGGGCATCGAGTTTGTAAGTCACGAACCACCCAAGTTAAATGTGAATGGCCTTATGATTCCAAGAGGTATGACGGAGGCGTGGGGCTTAACCTTTGAACATTTTGCGTATGCCACCAAAGAGCAAGTGCAGTTTAAGGAAGATTTCTATGGATATAAAGGATTGGTTGAGGGATGGGAAAAGCTACAAGAAACCAAAGGCCCGGTTAGGCTTGCAGACTATATGCCATTTGTAGCAGACAAGAGCGTTGCCGATGACTGCTAAAACCATCATCTACCGGGAGCGTCTTGGGGATGTGCTTCGATGCCTACCAGCGGCCAAGTTGCTGTCGGATAAAGGCCACGAAGTTTTTATTGATTGCTACGAGCAATATGCGGGGGTTTTCGATATGGTTTCATATTGCCAACGAGGGAACAAGGGCGATCAGATAGACTTGCAGATTTGGCCTACTCGATACGATGCTTTTAGGGCAAGCCGTAAGCCTTGGCACGATTTTGTTTATGACCACCCAGAAATCAAGGATGCAGAAAAGACAAACATTGTTCTTGATAAACTAGACGAAAAGCCAGCCAAGGGGCTTCCAGAAACATACAACCTAGTTGCCCCATTTGGAGCAAGCCAAAGCGACTATCGAAACCCGCTTTTAATCATTAAGGATGCAAGGCAACAACTAGGCAAAGACAACTTCTATGTCCTAACCCCGCCAGACATTAAGATTCAAGGGCTAGATACCTACACGGCTCCAAGCGTTGCGGAGATGGCAAAGGCTATCCGAGGAGCAGAGAACTTTTGGGGAATCAATAGTTCACCAATGATATTGGCTTCGGCAGTTAGGCAGGGAAAGGAAACAATGTTTTTCCCACAAAGAAATGGGTTTGAAGCTGATAATGTTTGGGACTTTGACGGCCTAACAAAAGCTGATTGACACACCTAAAAGGTTATGTCTGGCACGATTGACACAACCTACTTCTCCACCGATTTGACCTATATGATCGGAGACCTATGGACTAGCGTTACCGGGCTTGGTTCCTCGGCGGTTTCTGCAAGCGTTACAGACCTTGGAACTGCACAAGAATTGGATATTGGTGGAGATGTGATTAGGATTACACAAAGTTTAGTGGTTAAGGCATCGGCTATATCTGCACCCGCAATCGGTTCTCTTTGCTCTGTTTCTGGCGTTGAGAGAATGATTGCTGGGTTCTCCAAAAGCACCGATGATATTTCTTACACCATTGAACTTGCCGACATTACAACCTAATGGCCTCCATAGAGCGAGAGGTTGAGAACGCCCTACTCAACGCAATCTCGGCGGTTACTGGCGTTAATTTCTACACAAGTGAACGAGGAACGGCTAGAACGCTTCCGAATATCGTTGCCAAGGCATCCATAGGGTCGGAGCAACTAGGGCCATTTACCGGGGTATTTAGCACACCAGCAAGCCTTACTTTTACCGCAAGAGCCGACACAAACTCTAGGTCAGACTTCGATGCCAAGTTTCAAAGCATCGTAGCTCAACTTTATAGAAGCCCAGACCTTGCAAGCTATATGACTAGCAATTCGAATATCACTTGTTATGTGGCAAATGTTACTGGCGAAAGGCCAAGTGTTGTTGCGGCCAATAGGACTTGGAGCAACGAAATAACCATAAACATAACCTCAACGGCTAAAAAATGAGTCAATCCACCCAGATTCTTGTAGAGGATGCGGTTTCAAGCCTTTTGAGTAGCGTTTCTGGTCTTAATCGCTACACCACAAACCGCACCGGGGCTAGGTTGTTTCCGTTCGTTACAATATCGGCAACCATAAACACCCAACTTCTTGTGCCTTATAGCGGAGTTTATGATTTGAATGTGGCCGTGAACTATTCTGATACATCGGCCAAAGCAACCCAAGCAGAGTTTGATTCTGAATACTGCTCTATTTTCGAGGCTTTTTACTCTGAAACTCCAACCCTTACTGATAAGTTACAGAATGTGGCCGTAGGCACAAAAATCTATATGGCTCGAATTACAAGTCAAAGCCCAACCATTAGGGCTAATAAAAGGGCTTGGCAAAGAGGCTTAACACTAAATGTTTATGCAACGCCTCAATGAGAACTTTATTACTTATCGCTATGGCTTTTGTCGTTTGCTCTTGCTCTCCGGTGCAAGTGCAGAGCGATAACTACCCGACCAAATATCCAAACACTCCCACGATGGGCGATGCAGATAGGGCTGGAACGCTATGAGTAGCGAGGTTGATTGGTCTAAAATCTCCGATGAAGAAAAAATTCGGGCATTATCCTATCTCTTTGATGAAGGATTCATTGAGGCATCTCAAGACGCAAATGGAGAGTGGTTTATTAAAGTTACCGAAGCAGGGTCAAAGCTATGAGTGAGAACGACTCTAGCGAGATAAAGGAACGGCTTGCCCGGATGGAAGAACGCCAAAAGAACATTTCCACAATGCTCGAAATGAGTCTTTCTAGGTATGCCGACCTTGTAAATAGGGTGGGCGCATTAGAGGTATTGAAGCATAGAATGTTGGGAATGGTTGCAGTATGTGGATTTCTATTTACTATTGGGTGGGAAATAATTAAGTCAAAATTCTTATCTAAACCATAACTTGACATAAAGGAGAACTTATCTATGCCAGCCGTAACTATTGGAACTTCTGGGCTTGTTTGGGGTTGCACCGCAGAGGCTATTGGCCTTGTGCAGTCTTTTAGCGAAGCTCGTAACATTTCTAAATCAGAAATTACTAACAATGTTGGGGAAATTGTTGGTATCTCTTACTATAACCCCACTACCGCTTACTCGCTATCCGTTGCCGTAACTGGTGCAATTTCCGTTACTGCTGGCGGTGCTTTGGCGGCACTCGCAAATGCGGCTACGGTTGGAACGACTCGGATTGATTCCTTGACGATCAACAAATCGCCCGATGCGTTTGTTACCCTCGATATCTCGGCTACTGGCTATCCGAATGTAAGTTAATAGAGGCTCCAATCCTCTAATTGAAATCCTAAAATTATGATGGAAGCCTTTTGGGGAACAACAAATATCAAGGTGGCATCTGCCGTTGCCACTTATGGTGGTAAACTACGAACTACCGACCCGGTAACAACGCAAGTTTACGAAGATGGTAGGAGGCAGACAACTTTTTGGTTTCAAGCCGATGGAGCCGGGACAATGGCTAGGGATGAAATGCAATGTCATTGGTCTGAAATGAAAAGCGATATAGAGTCTCCAATTCGATATATCCGTGCCGCCCTTGAAAATCGGGAAACACTTCTTGGTTTGGTCAAGAACAAGGTTGAACCAATCCGCATCATCCAGCGTGGCAATCAAACCCTTCTTATCCCAGAAAACGCAAAGCCAGAACTCAAGAAAGCAATCCTAAAACACCTATGAGCATATCCCTAGAAGAAGAACTAAATTCATCGTTTGTATCCCCAGAGCGTGAGTTTATGGGGGAGAAGTTGTCCCCATACACCGAGGGTTCTAGGTTGCTTTTATTGCAAGTAAGGGACGATAACGATTCATCCATTTACTTTATATGGGCGTTTATTTATATGCACATTCAGATTGCAAAGAACCGAAAGGATGCAATCAAATTGGCTTGGGATAAGAACTTGTTTAGAGAGAAAATTATTGAATATATTGAAGGGAAAAACGAATCTGATAGAGATTCCGCAACAAAAATCGTTTCTGCAATGGTCGATGAGGCACAAAAGGGAAGGGTTGAGGTAATTCAAACCCACGGATTACCCGAACTGGGAAACGCATAACGCCAGCAGGGACGGCAAGTTTTGTGTTTCTGCTGGCCGAAAAGACTGGATGGAGCGTGGAGTATATTTTATGGGAAATGCCTTTATCTTTATTGTGCCAAGCCAGCCATTCTTTTCTATGGTCTGCCGGGATGAAGTGTCGAAGGGTGTTGCGAGAGATTGGGAAAGATAGAGACGATCTTGAGAGGATGTTGGGCTTAACATAATTAAACTTATATGCTTACGATTAGCCTATTAAACCAAGCAAAGTTTGTCCATAAATTGCAACAATACCAGCAAGTATCTCGTAAAAATATGGCCGATGTTATCAATAGCAAGCTCGGCGATGTTGCCGTTACAGCTATTGGAACTACATACCGAACAAACACGGCTCAAATTGCCTCTGAACTTCAAAGAATCGAAACCAAAACCAAAATAAAAAAGGTGTTTAAGCCAATAGGTTTTGACTCAAAAGGAAGGCTAAAGAAAAGGAAGATTGGTCAATTTTTAGCCAAGGAATCAAAATCAGTTGCTTATGTTGGGACATATAAGCTAGTTAATTGGTTGCTAAAAAACAGGGGACTTCCGACTCTTGGTAAAACTAAACTTGGCCTAGGTGGATTGGGAATGGGAAATAAGGCCGGAACAATCGGGGCCTTGGCAAGAAGGCTTGTGGCCGGGAGAAAGCGATCTGTTAATTACATAAGGAACGGATGGGCGGCGGCGGCTTCGGTGTTTGGCAAAAGAGCCGCACTAACCAGAGGAGATTATAGTAAGGAATCCATCAAGCGTCTTGGTGGAGGAAGCAAGGCAGACTCAACTAAAGCACGAATGGAAGGAATTATATTTAATCACGCTGGGGACAAAGACACAAAGTATTACCCAGTAAGGAAAAGACAAGTTTCTGGTGCGGTAAAAGTTGGGCTACCCGGACTATTGGAAGCAATCGACAAGGTAATGAGTGATATGGCTGTTTATCTTGCCAGAAAGAACAAAGAACAGAGTGACAAGTTAGGGCTATAATATGGCAGACGCTACTCAAAATCTAATGCTTCGAGTCCAAGGGGACAATAGTGGAGCCGATAAAGCTGTTGCTGGAACCACAAAGGCCATTGAGAGGCTTCATATAAGTGGTCAAAAGGCTGGCGCAGTATTCAAAAATTTTAGTCGTAGTCTATCCGAGGCTAGAAATGCAAGCGATGTTGCTTCTGCCGCCGCTGATAGCTTGAGTCATATTTTGGGCAAAACATTAGGTGGTGCTATTGCGATTGGCGGATTTAAGATTTTCTCTGACCAAATCGAGCGAATGGGGCAAATGCTTAAAGATACAGCAACCGCCGCTCAAAAGGCTTTTGATGATATAGAAAAAGCTGGCAAGGCAATGAATTTAGATGAAGCAAATGCCCAAGTATCACAATTAGACTCCTTTATTTTATCAACAGATAACAAACTTAAAGAGCTTAATAGAAGCCCATTTCAAAACTTTATTGCAGAAGCTACTGGTGCAAGAAAGCAATTAGAGGCTTTAGTTAAAACAAATAAGAAATTAAGAGACAGCAAACTCGCAGAAGGAATCATAAGCCAAAATCTAAATGATGAACTACTAGATGGGTTAGACGCAGAATCTAAAAAGCTATATGAAATTGACGCTCAATATCGCAAGCGGTCTAAAATAGCAGAAACAATCACAAACCCACAAGAATACGAAGCATTTCAGAAAGCAAGTGGCGATATAATGGCTCGTGAAAGAAACGCTCTTTTAGATAAGATGGCGAAAGATAGGAGAGATTCAGACTTCAAATTTGCCAGACAAGTTTATGCTCAAGAGGTAAAGCTAGACAAGGATGCCGCAGACAGATCGGAAAAATTACGACAAGAGCTTATAGACAGAAGAATTGCAAATCAGAATAGTGCATCCAAAGAGGAAATGTATGACATTGAGGAAAACGCAAGGCTTGAGGCTAAATTAGACCAAAACAGATTTGATCGACTAATGCGAGATGCAAAAAGGGTTAGAGAAGAACAAAAAAAATATGCCGAAAACGAGCAAAAATATGGAGGCGGATTGCTTGGTGCATCACAAGCTGGTCGGCAAGCACTTGAAACAGCCCAAAAACAAAGAGCAGAAAAGGTAAGGCAAGAGAATTTTAAGGCTCAAGATGTTTATTTTAGCGAACAAGCCAAAGCCGAAAGCGCAAGAACTGGAACCCGTGTAACGGCTCAAGATATGCGGGTTAGAGAAGCGCAAAGAGTTTCAGCCGCAAATATGCCAACTCTTGCAGAACAAGCTCAAGCTCAAGCCCAAGGGTTCACCCCAGAGCAAGTGGCAATAGCAAATGTAGCACAAAAGCAAACTGGTGGTGGATGGCTTAAAGACCTTCCAAACCAATCTTTAGATTGGAGCAATGGTGGCGCATCAAAACAACAAGGACAAAATGTTTCTGGTGGAAAGGGCGGGTTGATGGAAACACTCAATTCCATTCTGCAATCTTTATCATCTGCCCCACTTGTTACATCTGGCGCAGGGGGTTCTAAATGAGTTCTATTATTGTTGGTTCGCCTATCTCTGGGGCAAAGGTTTTGCAAAGACAAGACTACCAGAGAGACATTAACGGACTCGAAACCATTACCGAAAACTATAAGATTCGGACAGAGGATCGACTTACTCTCGCCCCAGCAAAAGACACAACTCACGCTTCGTTCTCGTCATCTAGCTCTAAATACGCTAGGATGGCCGTAGAAACCATTAGCTTTAGCGAACAAGATGGCGGCCTTACATCTATGAATATTGTTTATGTGGGGCTTACTGCCTCCACCGGGTTGCCCAAGCCAGTAGTCAGAATGATTCCCACAACTGGTGCTGGCATCTATGGGCCGCCATTAACCATTGAAATTGAATTTGTAACTGATGTTACAGAAAGTCAGATTGCTACTGGTCAGCTAACCACCACATCCACGGCTCAAACAGACAATACCTCTAAAACTTTTGGTGGAAGAATCCCAACAATACTTAATGGATTAACGCTACCATCAAATCCAATTCAACCATTTAGCAAAATGTATGGTCTTGTTGGGGGAATAAATTATTTGGGTTATTGCCAAGATAATGTTGATTGCACACGAAGGGGTCAATTCTTGGTGGCTAGGGTTGTGTATAGGGAAAAACAAGATGCCTTTGGCGACCCAGCATTTGTTTCAAATTTCAAAAGAGTATGACAAAAGAGCCTCGTCTTGTTGAGTTAAAGGGAAGCTCTCGCCTAGCCCTTGGTTTCTTCAATAGCCTTATTCGTAGAATTGAATGTACCAAGCCCATTGCCGGAGATGGCGTCGTATTAACCGAAAAAGAGGACGGCATCCAAATTGCGGTGTCTGCAAGTTTTAATGTGGTAACTCTTAATGTTTGCTCCAATGGAACCCCAGCCACAATTCAAGTATATGGGCCGTCAGTCTAGCATTGACATAAGGGGCAGTTAAAATGGCACAAAATATCGACTTCTTTATTGATGTGACCAATGGGACGCTTGTGGCGGCTGGCTCGGTCAAGAACGGAGTTCTCCCTACCTTTACCCGCAACGATACCTACAACTTCCGGGTGCGTCTCCAAGAGCGAGATACCAACAACTTCCTCCGTGATTTGGATACTACTGGGGCATCTCTAAAGCTAGGCATCGGTGGCATTGATGACGGCCCTAGTGATGGTCAATTCAAACTCGTTCTAAACTCCGTCACATCCAATGCCATTTCATTTAACGCTACGACAAGCCAAGTTTATACTGCCATTTCTGCAATCGCTACTGGTGCTTCCGTTGCGTCTTATTCGAGCGAACCCTATTCCTATTTAATCACATCGGCCACGGCGAATACCGCAATGTCGTTTGGCGGGTCTAGCTTCACGATGTTCCCAACTAGCTCCGTTATCGTTAATACTCGAAGATTCCCAGCCTCCGGGGTGGCCGCCCAGCAAGTCATTAAACTCCGCAGAAATCCAGCCGTCTATTCGGACTCTTTCACGGCATCATCGGTATCTGGTGTGGTTGCTCTTACCAGAACCCAAGTAGGCTCCACGACCCGCAACGAAATCTATAATCTTGCAGTTGGCCCGGATGCCGAGGGTGGTTCCGTTGTTCTGGCGTTTGGAACCAACACGACAACGGCTATCGCTATCGGGTCTAGTGCCGCTAGCTTTGCCGAAGCACTTACATCCGTTACTGGCATCGGTGCAAACAATGTTTCCGTGGACTCTGGAAACAATTCTGGCGATTATTCAATTTCTTTCGTTCGTTCATTGGGATTACAAGCCGTCATAACCGCACTTACGCTGGATGCCTCTGGGGTTGTCTATGGAAACTATCTTGGCACATCGGTAACGATGGCAACGGCTGAATTGGACGAACTATTTGCCGAGGCTGGAACCGATACAATAGCTCCAACAATCGAGATCGAGCTTACCCAGAACGGAACGCCCAAGACAATTTATCAAGGGTCTATCAGCGTCCGCCGTGACCTTATCACTACCGGGGCAGTAGTCCCCGCCGACCAAGCAAGCTATTACACCAAGGCCGAAGCCAACGCTCTCTTTGTTGAGGATTCCACATCTAATGTCGATGCAACAAATCGCAAGCTATACAATAGTTATGGAACAGCTTTCCTAGATTGGCAGAACAATAGCATTGGAACTGGCTCCACCATCCTAGACCTTTCTGGAACTGCCATCACGATTTCTGATGGCTATAACATTGGCATTGGTTCGACTACTGGAACCAAGATTGGTGTTAGCACAGCCTCAAAACTTGCCTTCTATGGCTCCACCCCAATCACACAACCCGCAAACATCAATGTTGTTTCTGGCCTAATCAATGTAGGATTGATAGCAAATGGGACAACCTACGGAGTGTTTCCACAATCTCCAAGAACCATTACTACGCTAACATCTGTTTCATTTGGAACGCTAGCTGGCAACGATCAGCATTATAGGGATGTAGTTGTTACTGGTGCGGCTGTGAACGACATAGTTTTGGTTGGCTTACCTTCTGCAATTTCAGCAGGTGCAATTATTCAAGGGGTTGTCTATGCTTCAAATGTTGTTTGCTTGTCTTGCGTAAATGCTGATAGCGTTTCTAGGGATGTGAACACGGCCACCTACCGAATCTCCGTCATCGGTTATTAAGCCGAGAGCCGAAAGGCTGAAATCCTATGGGTAAAGTTTTATCTGCACAAGGGAGTGGATATTATCCATCTTGCATACAAGAAGGCTCAAAACCAGATGACCCAGATTATCTTGACCTAACCATCGCACAAGGAATGGCGTTGTATTGGAGGACTAGAAGATGGAGAGTTGATGCGTCTGGAAGTTTTTATTCTGATGGCAGAGGAACACCGGAAAATCCTATTGTATATTCTGGGGGCAGTGAACTTACCCCCTCTTTGACTATTACATCTGAAGAAAAACTTGTTTGTTTTGGGAATTACACATTTTACTTTAATGGCGATATCGGCGTTGAATCTGTAACGCAGCCAATAACATTTACTTATGATTTTTCTGGCGGATATAAAACCAACGAAAAATTCTATCCATTTTTTGAGGTTGATTCAATTTATGTTTATAATAGCTATCCGAGTGGTCAAAAAGTTGGAAGCACCAGATTTATTTTTAATAATTATACAATTGTAAAAGACCTTTACACAAACGACACCGGGGCAAGTGGAGATGTTTTGATTGATTTTACTTGCATCGAATACTGGTCTTATGGTGGCACTTACAACACCTCTACTGGTGAACCCTTGACATAAGGGCAGGGCTATGAACTGGCTTACCGAAAACTTTGCAAACATTATGGCTGGCGTTGGTGCGGTTGTTGTCCTTGCTCGCATTATTGTGAAGCTCACACCGACCCCGGCTGATGATTCCGTTCTCGAAAAGATTGTTTCGGTTCTTAAAACCCTCGGACTTCACATCGACTAAATGATTACTTCAATCCTCGCCGTCATAGCGGGATTGGTTGGAATTGGCGGGTGGTGGATTAAAAACAGAGCCAAGACCCGAAGGGAAAGAGACGATGAACAAATCGCTTATAGGCGTTCTCTCCGTGATGCGGAGGTGGACTCTTGGATTCATCGCCGTTAGTTGCATAGCTGGGTGTGCCACGACCCAGCCTTACGACCTTGGGCAAGCACCGAACCAAGACTCGATCTCGGACTTCATCCAAAGGTGGGACAAGCTCGATAGAACTCACGCAACCCAAGACCAATATCGGGAACTCTATGCCCAGACGCTCAAGGCATTATCTAGAGCAATGGAAGATGCAGAACGAAACAAGTCTAGGGCAGAGGCACAATGACCCTTAAAGAGGCGGCAGAGCGTTCTAGGGGGCATATAGAGCGATTAGAGGCCAATTTTGGGGCTAGGGTGGCAAAGTGGTATTCGGAGCTATTAGACAAGAAAATCCCTGCCCTAATCTATTGCTCTATCCGCACCCCAGAAGAACAAGAAGAACTTTACGCCCAAGGCCGAACCAAGCCCGGAACAAAGGTAACCAATGCTAGAGGTATCCCCGCCCAATCCCTGCATATTGGAGGCCACGCAATCGACTTCGTCCCCTTGGCTCGAACTCCTACCGGGGATTACATCGCTTCTTGGGATGACGATAGCACCTACGCCATCTGCCAAAAGATTGCCGAGAAACACAACCTACGGCATTTAGAATGGGAGACTCCGCATTTGGAGGATGGCACGATTTCTGGGTGGAGAGAATTGGTTTCTCCGCAAAAGCAAGATATGAAAATAAAAAAGATTTCACTCGTAAATAAAAAGCCTTGGTCTAGCAGATAAGGGATGACATCTGCGAATGTTGTGCCGTCCAAACAAAAGTTTTTCAACAAGAAACATCTCCATCATTTAACGCAAATTCAAGCCGCAACTTGCGAGGCTTTGGAACGGAAATACACGGCGGGGGTCGAGGCTTACAAAACGAATCTTTGGGAGATGCCAGCAATGCGAATGGTCGAGGAGGGCATCAATGAGGCAGTTGATCAGATAACTTATTTGATGTCGTTACGGCAATCCATGAAAGTGATTTGTGCTTTAGCTCACGAAGGAATGACCGATCTCGAACTGACAAATCCCAAGGCTAGGGAATGTTGCCAACTTATTTACACTTCATTAACTGGCGATAGAAATAAGCCGAATGAAAACGATTAAATTTGTAGCGTGTGGAGACATCCATGGAAACGAGCAATGCCCTAAAAGCGTTAAGGCTCTATTGGCGTTTTGCAAAGACTTCAAGCCAGACCTAGTGGTTTGCATTGGTGACTTGTGGGACTTCAAGGCCATCCGCAAAGGAGCCGGGGACGAGGAGCAAGCATCGAGCTTGCAAGAGGATTGGGATTGTGGGGAGGAGTTTATCAGAGAGTTCTTTGCATTTGGAGAGGAACGAATCTTTCTCCGTGGCAATCACGATGAACGCCTATGGGATTTAGCCAAGAATACATCTAGCGGGATTTGCAGGGATTACGCCAACTCTGGCATTGAGAATATTGAAAGCATAATGAAGGAAACAAGGGCAAAGATGTTTCCCTACGATTCCATTCATGGCCTTTACACTTGCGGGAGTCTTTCGTTTGTTCATGGTTATGGACACGCAATGCACGGAGCGAAGCAACACTCCGATGCTTATGGGAATGTTTTGTTCGGCCACACTCATGCCATTGATTATTTCCGTAGCGTTTCACACGACTTGCGGGAAGCGTGGAATATCGGGTGTCTTTCCGAACTTGGGCCTACCTACAATCGCTCGCAGATGCGCCGCCTTCGCTGGCAGAACGGATG